ATTTCGCGGACTGCCGCGCCGAGGTGCCGGTCGGGGATATCATCCGGCGGCTGGTGGCGCACCGTGACCGCTATGCGCGCGTGGCACAGGCGGTCGGCGCGCCGTGGTGCGCGGTGGCGCTGATCCACCACATGGAAGCCGACGGCAATTTCTCCTGCCATCTTCACAATGGCGATCCTCTGACGCATCGCACCGTGCATGTGCCGGCCGGCCGGCCGGCAGCCGGCGAGCCGCCCTTCAGTTGGGAGGCATCCGCCGAGGATGCGCTGCGGTTGGCTGAATGGGAGCGGGTAACCGAGGGCTGGCCGTTACCGCGCGTATTATACCAACTTGAGGCCTATAACGGCTGGGGCTATCGCAAGCCGCGGCATCCGCGCTCGCCTTATCTATGGGCTGGCAGCAACCTGGAAGGCCCAGGCAAGTACACCTCTGATGGCCGCTACGATCCCCGCGCCGTATCCGAGCAGGCGGGCTGCGCGACGCTGTTGCGTGAGCTGGTCGATCAAGGCTTCGTGAAGCTTCCGCAATAAGCGCCAGATGCGCTTTCTCCGATAATTCCCTTTCATTTGGAGGGAACTATGCCGCGCGTGGGGCTGGCCGCGCATTACAGCGTTACGGAAGGACAAAAGACTATGTGGGCTGCTTTTTTCTTGCATCTGCTTTCCAATAGCGGCGCGACGATCTCCGATATCGAAGCGACGATCGATCGCGTCCAGAGTGCCCATGACGTGCCGACGGAGGTCACAGCCGGGCTGCAAGGGGCAATCAAGGTCCTGAACGACGCGGTCGGGACTGCTCCGACCTCGGCGGCCTAACGGCGGGGCGCGAGGCTGCCATGGCGGTACACCTCCTGCTCGAATATGGCGGCCTCGCTGTAAGCATTCTGGTCCTCGTGGTCGCGCCGACCTTGAGCTGGATCATCCGGCGCGGCCTGGTCACCCGGCGCGACTTCGAGGCCGAAATCACGCGCATCCGCGAGCAGATTGCCGCGGCGGCCCGCGATGAGATGCAACGCCACGATCGCTTGGATGGCGATATGCGGCGACTTGAACTGGCGATCATGCGGCTGCCGGATCTTCAAAACATCCTGACGCTTCTGGCGGAAACCCAGAAAATCCGGACGGAAGTGGCGAGCAGCTTTGGCGAGATCAAGGCCGCGCTGGCTGATCACAATGCGCGACTTGATGGCGTGCATGCCATGCTGAATGGCGTATCGAACTCGGTAAATCGCCATGAGCAGGCGATCGCGGCCGCGGCGGCGATCAGGGAATGAAGGATAGGCTATGACCCTCAAGGATATGGGCAAAAGCTGGCGTGAATATCTTCGGCTAGACATCCTGCGGGTGCTGTCGAAGGCCCCGACTTACAGTCTCAATGAGGATATCCTTTGTGATATTCTAAGCAATTCACCGTATAACTACGCCCTGCCTCCCGATGTGCTCAGGAATGAAATTCTCTGGCTCGTCGAACAGGGAGCGGTTGACAGCATCGATCATGATGCGATCTGGAACATCAAGACTACGCGGCGCGGCAAGTTGCTCGCGAACGGCGTCGTCACGATCCCCGGTGTCAAACAACCCGAACCATAATTGAGACTCCGATGAGCAGCCGAGCCATTATGAGGCAATTGGAGCGCGAGCATTTGCGCCTGGTCGTGCTGCGATTGCTGAGTGAGGCGATGGGTCGCACCGCCAATACGGCGCTGCTGACCGATGCCGTCGGTCTCTATGGCCTGGCCGCCACGCGGGATCAGGTCGAGACCGAGGTGGCATGGCTGGAGGATCAGTATCTCGTCGTCCGCGCCGCGACTGGGCGGGTGATCAGGGTAACCGCGTCCGACGATGGCCTTGACGTGGCGGCGGGACGGCGCGTGGTCTCCGGCATTCGGGTCCCGTCTCGCGAGGAGGGCGCGGATGGGACGCAAGAGTAAGGTGTCGGCCCTTCCGGCGCCGGTGCTCGAAGAGGTCGATCGGCTGCTCGGCAGCGGCCGCTATACGCTCGATCAGATTTGCGCGCACCTGCGCGCGCTTTCGACGCAAGGCGATATCGCTCCCGAGGCGCTGCCGAGCCGGTCGGCGCTTGGGCGTCATGCGAAGAACTATGCCGAGGTGGCGCGCCAAATGCGCCAGACCCAAGAGGTCGCGGCGGCCTGGCGCCGTGACCTGCTGGCCAATCCGGAGGGCGATGTCGGCCAGTTGCTGATCCAGATGCTGGAAACACAAACGTTTGGCGCGATGGTCCAGATGGCCGAGGCGGCTGGCCAGTCGGATGAGGCGCCGGCGGCCGATGAGCTGGAGCTGTTGTCGCGGGTGGTCAAAAACGCCGCCCAGGCCGACACCCTGAACGCCAAACGGTTCCTGACGCTACGTGCCGAGGCGAAACGCGAGGCCGCCGAGGAGTTTAAGCGGCGCCTGGATGAACTGGCCGCCCAGGCGGGGCCGGGCAATGGCATCGACTTGAGGACGCTGGAAGAGGCGCAACGGATGCTGGGGTTCAGGTGATGGACCAACCGCTGATCCGGTTCCATCCGTACCAGCAGCGGTGGCTCGACGATGGCAGCCGGTTCAAAATCGGGATGTTCGCGCGTCAGACCGGCAAGACCTTCACCACCTGCGCCGAGATCGTCAAATCTTGCGTCGACGCCATGCTGGCCGGCAAGCGCACCCGCTGGGTGATTTTGTCGCGCGGCGAGCGGCAGGCCAAGGAGGCGGTCGACGAGACGATCAAGCCGCTGACCCGGACCTTCTTCCTGATCTATCGGGCGCTGCTCAAGACCAAACAGGATGTGCAGTTCTCCGAGGGGGTGTTTCGGGCGGCGGAGGCCGACGCGACATATAAAACCTTCGAGGTGACCTTTCCCGACGGCTCGCGGATCACGGCGCTGCCGGCCAATCCCGACACCGCGCGCGGTTTCAGCGCGAACGCCTTTCTGGACGAGTTCGCCTTTCACCGGGACAGCCGGGCGATCTGGGCGGCGCTGTTTCCGGTGGTTTCGAAGGCCGGGCTGAAGTTGCGCGTCACCAGCACGCCGAATGGCAAAAGCAACAAATTCTACGAGCTGATGACGGCCGGGGACACGGTCTGGTCGCGGCACCGGGTGACGATCCATCAGGCGGTCGCCGAGGGGCTGGAGCGCGACATCGCGGAGTTGCGCGGCGGTCTCGGCGATGACGAGCTGTGGCAGCAGGAATATGAGCTGGAATGGCGCGATGACGCCTCGGCGTGGCTGCCGTTCGAGCTGATCTTCGCCTGCGAAGATGCTGACGCCGGACGGCCGGAGCGCTACCAGGGCGGCCCGGTTTACATCGGCAACGACATCGCGGCGGGCGGCGGCGATCTCTGGGTGGCGTGGGTGTGGGAGCAGGTCGGCGACGTCCTGTGGTGCCGCGAGCTGGTCGAGCGGCGGCAGATCAGTTTCGCGGAACAGGACGCGATCATGGACGATCTGGTCGCGCGCTACCGAGTGATCCGGCTGGCCATGGACCAGACCGGCATGGGCGAGAAGCCGGTCGAGGATGCCCGGCGACGCTATGGCGGCGTGGTCGAAGGCGTCCACTTCACGGCGCCGGCCAAGCTGTCGATCGCCAGCTTGGGCAAGCAGCGCTTCGAGGATCGCAAGGTGCGCATCCCGGCCGGCAACATCGCCTTGCGCGCCGACTTGCATAGTCTGGTCAAGCTGGTGGGGCCTACCGGCATGGTGCGGTTCGTGGCGCCGCGTGAAGGCGGCAGCCATGCCGACCGCACTTGGGCGGCCTTTCTCGGGCTGGCCGCGGCCGATCTCGGCCATCGGGAGTATGCCTATGAGCCGGCGTCCCCGCGGCGCCCGGATGAGGACTTCGACGACGAGGGCGATGGCGGCGGCTGGTTCGATCATGCGGGGACGTTTTGATGAGTAAGGAATCAAAGAAGAACAAGAAGAAAAAGAAGGGCGAGCCGGGGCCGGCCGACCGGCCACTGCTGCTCCAGCAGGACGTTACGCCCGACGCGATCGGCGAGGAGATCGCCGGCCCGACCATGGTCGGATTTCGCTCGATATTCAGCGAGCATCCGGCGCGCGGCCTGACTCCGGAGCGGCTGGCGGCCTTGTTGCTGGCGGCCGAGCAAGGGGTGCCGCGCGCCTATCTTGAGCTGGCCGAGGACATTGAGGAGCGATACCCGCATTACCGTACGGTCCTGAATACGAGGCGCATGCAGATCAGCCAGCTCGATGTTACGGTGACGGCCGGGGGCGCCCAGTCCGCGACTGATAACGAGGCCGCCGAGATGGTGAGGGGCCGGATCGTCGGCCAGCCCTGGTTCACAGATTTGTTATTCGACCTAATGGATGGCATCGCCAAGGGCTATGCGGTTTGTGAAATCCTCTGGGACCCGGCCACCGGCGATATCGTGGGCGTGCCCTGGCGGGACCCGCGTTGGTTCCGGGTTGATATCTTCGATGGCACCACTCTACGGCTTGAGGATGGCTCGCCTAAGGGCGCGGATCTGCCGCTCCGGAAGTTCGTGATTCACCGGCCGCGCACCAAGTCCGGCATCATGCTGCGCGGCGGTTTGGCGCGGCCGGCGGCGTGGTTGTACCTGCTCGCCAATTTAACGCTCAAGGATTGGGCGATCTTCGTGCACACGTGCGGGCTGCCGATCCGGATCGGCAAGTATGGCCTCGGCACGAGCAAAGAGGATAAAGCGATCCTGATGCGCGCGGTGCGCAATATCGCCGGCGATGCGGCGGCGATCATCCCGGATAGCATGGAAATCAGCTTCGAGCGGATCAAAGGCGAAGGCGGCAAAGGCGGCGATGTCTGGGAGCGGCTGGTGGCCTATTGCGATCAGCAGGCATCGAAGCTGGTGCTCGGGCAGACCGCGACCACCGATGCGATCGCCGGCGGCCATGCGGTCGGCAAGGAGCACAACGATGTTCGGAGCGATATCGAGCGCTCCGATGCCCGGCAGCTGGCTGCGACGGTGACGCGCGACTTAGTCGCACCGTTCATCGCCTATAATTGCCCGCGCGCGGCCTGTCCGGTCATTCAGATCGGGCGGCCGGAGCAGATCGATCTTGGCGACCTGGCCGACGCGGTCGATAAGCTGGTCGGAGCCGGTCTAAAACTCGATGCGAAAGAGGTGCGCAAGAAAGCCGGCTTCAGTGATCCCGCGGCAGGAGCGGAAGTCCTGGAGCCTGGCCAGGGGGCACCGCCGCCGGTGGTCTCCGGACTGCCGGCGTTGCCCGGTGCGGATGTCGCGGCGGCTCTGCATGCGCGCCAGCCGGAGACGACCGCCAGCGATGACGCCATTGATCAGGCGGTGGCGGCGCTGCTGGCCGATGATGGCTGGCGCCGGATCGCCGAGCCGCTGGCCGATCCGGCGCTCGCCGCGGTTCGCGACGCGCCGACGCTGCCTGCGGCGCGCGACCGGTTGCTGGCGGTTGCGACCGGGACCGATCCGCGGCTGGTCGAGACCTTGGCGCGGCTGCTGGCGGCCGGGCATCTGGCCGGCTTGGGCGGTGCGCCGCTGGAGCCGGACTTCGCGGTCGAGCCGGGGCGCGAGCCGCGCCGATGACCGGGACGATCGAACTCACGCCGGTGCCGTTCGAGGAGGCGCTGGCCTATTTCCGGGCCAAGACCGACCTGCCGATCAGCTTCTCTTATATGGATGTCCGGGCCGAGGCGCATGCCGTGGCGTTCGTGGTCGCCAAGTGCATGCAGCTCGACCTGCTGCGCGACATCCGCCAGGCAATCGACGATGCGCTGGCCAAGGGCATCACGCAACAGCAGTTTAACCGGCAATTAATCCCGCTGTTGCAGGCCGCTGGCTGGTGGGGACGGCAAGAGATGCTCGATCCCAAGACCGGCGAGATGATGTCGGTGCAACTCGGCAGCCTGCGCCGGTTGCAGATCATCTATGAGACCAATCTGCGCACCGCCTATGCCGCGGGGCACTGGCAGCGCATCGAACGGGCGGCGGAAGATCGGCCCTGGCTGCGCTATGTCGCGGTGCTCGACAACCGGACCCGGCCGCAGCATCGCCGGCTGCACGGCATGGTGCTGCGCTGGGACGATTCGACCTGGAACAGCTATTTTCCGCCGCTCGGCTATCGGTGCCGATGCCGGGTGCAGCAATATTCGGATACCGATCTGGCCGCGTATGGCCATAAGCCATCGGATGGGGCGCCTTACCTGGGGTCGCCCAGGCCATTCTATAATGAGCGCACCGGCAAGACCGAGATCGTGCCGCCCGGCTGCGATCCCGGCTTCGGTTACAATCCGGGCAAGGTCGATCGGCTGGAGGTCGCCCGCAAGCTACTCGACGACAAGCTGACCGGCTGGCCGCACGATATCGCGCTGGCGGTGCGCAACGAGGCGGCGGATCGGCTGGCGCAAGCGGCGGTGCTCCGGCACGGCTATCAAACCGGCAACGAGGCGGCGGTGCTGGTCGATCGCAAGACCGGCGCGGCCAGTCCGCTGCTGACGTCGGGGCTGCCGGACAGGGTCGATCTGCCCGCGGATTGGAAGGCGCGGATTGCCGATCCGTCCGAGGCGCTGGTTTGGCATCACAACCATCCTTCGAACGGATCGCCGTCGGGCGAAGATGTCGCCCAGACGGCAGCGCCCGGCGTGGCTGAAATGGCGGTGCATGGGCAAGCGGGCGATGACTACCGGTTTCGGCGTGGGGCAAACTGGACTGGCGACGCGCAGACGATCGGCGCTATCTGGGACTTTGCCTGGTGGAATGGCCGGGACGTGTTGCGGCCGGTGGTGGGACCATTGGTGCGCGCCGGAGCGCTTGCCAATGACGATGGTACATGGCTGTTGGGCTGGCTAACTCATAGCGCCTTATCGCAAGCCGGCGTAATCTCGGGGACGGCGACGGTTAACGACGCACATCGGGCAGTGCTTGAAAAATTGGGCGACAAGCTCGATAGTTTGGAGCGTGCTGTGGCTGATTTGGTCTCGCGGCGCTGGTCGCAATCCTCAACCCATGCCGCAAGGAAGGAATGCCATGACCAACATTCCACCCTATAACTCTCATCGCCACAGGATCGGCGTCATTGTTGACCCGCCGTGCGGTGCCTTCGATGCGCCCGAGGCATGGGAACGCTGGCTAGCCGAGGTTCGGCAATGGAAATCCGAGGATTTCCATCCCCTTGACGATTGGAATGAATTCCACGCCGCCTGGGTCGCCGAGGCCGAAGAGGGCCTGCGGTTCGCCCGCGAATTTGCCAGCGAATTCGCGGCGCCAGCCGCCCGGCAAGATGCCTCTGTCGCCGCTCATTGAAGGCGTGGCGATAACGTCGATTTTAAAGGGGGTTTAAAGGGGGCTACAGCGGCTTTATTGTCCGACTGGTAGAATGGCAGGGGTTCCGCGAAGGACGCTCCCAGCCCCCAGAAATCTGGCCGGTGCGATCAAGGAACAAAACCGCCGCCGTGACCTTTGGCGACACGGTTTGCGCACGGACAATCTGTAATCCTCTCGCGCATCGGATGAGACTGCCGGCGTTGACCTTGCCGCCGGACCCCTTGATGCCCACCGCCCCCGATTGCATCCTTGCCGCTCATGCCATGGGCTTGCCGGATCCGCCGCCGAGCGGCGCCGCGCCGCCGGAGTGGGTGCACCTGCTGCCGCTGGGAGTGGCAAACGGGTTCGATGGCCGCGGCCCCTACCGGATCGGCGACAAGGCCAGCGCCGAGGCCGTGATCGCGGCCAGCCGGAGCTATGGCAAGGGGCTGCCGCTGGCCATCGACTATGATCATGCGACCGATCTGGCGGCGCCGCGCGGCGAGCGCGCCCCGGCCGCCGGCTGGATCACGGCGCTGGAAGCGCGTCAGGATGGCATCTGGGGGCGCTCCGAGTGGACGCCGGCCGCCGCCGCCGCGCTCAAGGATCGCGAGTACCGGTACATCTCGCCGGCCTTTCACCATGCGAAGGACGGCAAGGTGCTCCGGCTGGTGCGCGCCTCCCTGGTCAACGGCCCCAATTTGGATCTGACCGCCCTGGCCGCGGCGCGCACCGGCAATCAGCAACCTCCTGCAGGAGATGTCATGGACCTGAATCACATCTTGACGGCCGCCGGGCTGCCGGCCGGCACCACGGCCGAGGCGGCGCTGGCCGCCATCAAGGGGCTGGCGGCCGCCAAGGCCGACCTGGAGCGGATCGCCACCGCCGCCGGCTTGCCGGCCGGCGCCGATGGCGCCGCTCTGGCCACCGGCGTAACGGCGATGCGCGCGCAACTGGCGGCGGCCAAGTCCGCGACCGCACCGGACCCGGCGCAGTGGGTGCCGATGGCGCTCTATACCGCGCTGGCGGCCTCGGCGCAGGCCGCCCGCATCGGCGCCGTCGATGAGGCGATCAAGGCCGGCAAGCTGACGCCGGGGCAGCGTGAGTGGGCGGTGGCTTACCAGGCCCAGGATCCGGGTGGTTTCACGAAGTTCGTGCAGGACGCTCCGGTGCTGGTCACCGCCGGCGCCCTGGTGCCGCCCGGAGCGCCGCCGGGCGTGCCTCAAGGGGCTATCACTGATGGCGAGCGGGCGATCGCGTCGCAGCTCGGCATCACGGAACAGGACTTCCTTAAGGCCCGTGGGGTGATCTCCAGTGGAGCGAGCCAATGACCGCGCTGACCGCCGACCGCACAACGCTCGCCCGGGATGGCAAGGATCGCTGTCTGCCGGTGGCGGCGAACGTCACCATCTATTGCGGCGCCCTGGTCATGCTCAATGTCGCCGGCACGGTTCAGCCGGCCAGCGCCACTGTCGGCATGATCGCGGTCGGGGTTGCCCAGGAGGCAGCTCACAACGCCCAAGGAACCGCCGGCGCCATCACCGTGCCGGTGCGGCGCGGGGCGTTTTGCTTCCAGAACTCGACAGGCGGCGACGCGATCACCGCCGCCGCCATCGGGCAGCAATGCTACGCGGTCGATGATCAGACGGTGGCGCTGACCAATGGCAGCAATAGCCGCAGCGTCGCCGGCCATGTCTTCGACGTCACCGTCGACGGCGTGTGGGTCGATATCCAGTAATCAGGCAAGGGCGCGGACATGATCATCAATCAGGGCAATCTTTGGGCGGCCTTCATCGGCTTTCGCCTGCTTTACCAGAACGGCTTCACGCGCGCGCCGGTGACATTCGAGCGCATTGCTATGACGGTGCCGTCAAACACCAAGGAGAACAAGTATCCCTGGCTCGGGTTGAACACGAAGTTTCGGCAATGGGTCGGCGAGCGCATCTTTCAAAGCCTGGTCATCCACGACTATTCACTCAAAAATATCCGCTACGAGGACTCGATCGCAATCCCGCGCGACGACTTCGAAGATGATACGATCGGCGTCTTTACCCCGGTGCTTGAGCAATTGGGCTGGGACGCCAAGTGCCATCCCGACATCCTGGTCTATAACCTGCTCAAGGCCGGGCTGACGACGCCTTGCTATGATGGGCAGCCGTTCTTTTCCGCCCAGCACCCCAGTTGGGATGCCAATGGCAACGCGACCCAGGTCGCCAATATCGACAGCGGCGGCAGCGGACCCTATTGGTACCTGATGGTCGTCGACCGTCCGGTCAAGCCGCTGATCTTCCAGAAGCGCAAGGACTACACGTTCGCGGCGCTGGTCAAGGATACCGATCCCAACGTCTTCGAGCGCAACGAGTTCCGCTATGGCGTGGACGCCCGCGTCAATGTCGGCTTCGGGCTGTGGCAAATGGCTTATGCCTCCAACCAGCCCCTTGACCCGACGCACTACGGGAACGCGCGAGCCGCCATCCGGTCCTATCACAACGAAAGCGGTGATGCGATGGACCTCAACCCGTCGCTGTTGCTGGTCCCCCCAGCCCTCGAAGGCGCGGCCAACACCATCACCAAGGCGGATATCATCGACGCGACCAGCAACGTCTGGAAAGGCACCGCCGAAACGCTGTGCACCAACCGGCTGGCTTAGGGGTTCACGATGCCCTACGCCGCCGCCGCCAACCTGATCGCCCGCTATGGCCTGCCGGAGCTGCTGCAATGCGCCGATCCGCAGCAGACCGGGACACCCGATCCAACAATCGTCGGCAATGCCCTGCAAGACGGCGCCGACCTGATCGACGGCCATCTGGCCGCACGCTATGCCCTGCCGCTGGCCATGCCGTATCCGACGATCCTGATCCGGATCAATTGCAGCATAGCGCGGTCCTTTCTGTGGGCTGAGGGTACCAGTCCGAAAGTGCGCGAGGATTATGATGACGCTATCAAGACTCTCGATAAGCTCGGCAGGGGCTTGATCCGGCTGGATGTCGCCGGCGTCGAGGCACCACCCGCGCCGGCCGGCGACGATACGCCGGTCTTCGATCCCGGCCGTGGCGATCGCATGAACTGGAGGTGCTGGTGATGAGCGAAGCGGGCGTATCGCTGCATTTCGACGCCAGGCAATTGCCGCAGATCAGCGAGGCGATGACGCAACTGGCGCTGGCCGCGGCCAACCGGCGCCCGATCCTGGCGGCGATCGGCGAGCGGCTGGTGACCTCGACCAAGGAGCGCTTCGAGCGCCAGCACGATCCCGAAGGCAGGCCATGGAAGCCGCTGGCTTGGTTGACCCTGCTGAAGCGGGCCGGCGGCAGCCGCGCCTGGGACAAGCGGCAATCGACACGCGGCGCCGGAGTGCTGACCAAACGGGCCGAGGCGCGGATAGCCGGAGCGCAAATCCTGATCAATCGCGGATTGCTGCTCGGATCGATCACCGCGCGGATCGCCGGCGAGGGGGTCGAGGTCGGCTCGAACAAGGTCTATGCGCGCATTCATCAGCTCGGGGGAGCCGCGGGGCGCGGACATAAAGTTAAAATTCCGGCCCGGCCCTATCTCGGCATCACCGACGCCGACAAGTCCGAGATCGGCCACATCATCCACCGGCACTTATCGTTGCGCGGAGCAATCGGGTTATGATTGGCGCCATTGAAAACGCCATGCTGGGACGCCTGAGGGCGGCTTCGCAAAGCGGCGCCCTTGGTTACACCATTCCGTTGCTGGGATCGTACCAAGGCGATCTCGACACCGAAGAGGCGCTGGCCAGACTGGCGCCGCAATTGCCGGCGGTGCTGGCGATCTATGCCGGCGATCGCAGCGAGCCGATGGGGCTGAGCTGGCGCTATCATTGCGCATGGTCGCTGTTCGTGGTGGTCGGCAACCTGCGCAACGAGCCGGCTCGGCGTCTGGGAGGCGCGCCCGGCGAGGTCGGCAGCTACCGGTTGCTAGCCGATGTCCGGACCCTCCTGGCCGGCCAGACCTTCGGCTTGCCTGTCGCTCCGCTGGCGATCGAAGGCACGCGGTCGATCTATCAAGGGGCGGTCCATGCGCGGCAGCAAATCTCGGTCTACGCGCTGGATGTCCGGGTTGCATATAGCCAGAGCGCGCTCCCCGAAACCTGGCCATCGGATACGTCGCCCCACTTCGGGGTGGTGGAACTGCCGCCGCGACCGGGCGCTCCGGCGCTGAGCCGCGGCACGGCCCTTGGACTGGCCGACTGGACCGAGTTGGACAACACCTGGAGCGCGCCGGGTCCGGCGGCCAGCGACAAAGTGGATATGCCATCATGATGCCCCCAAACCCAACGATCGCGGCCAAGCCGCGGCTGATCTTCGTGCGGCCAGCACCCGGGATCGCGATCCGCGATCCGGCCACCCGCCAGCTACTGCCGGAAACTGGCGCGCGCGTGGCCGACACCAACTATTGGCGCCGCCGGCTCGCGGCCGGCGACGTCGTCGCGGTGGTCCCCCAGTCAAAGTCGGAGGCGTAAATGACCTCGTCAGCCGCCACGGCATCAGTCTCGTTCAATGAAATCCCGGTAGCCTTGCGCATTCCGGGCGCATTCATCGAGATCAGCAATACCAACGCCTGGCAGGGGCTCAATGGGCTGCCGACGGCGATCCTGGTCATCGGCCAGGTCTTGAGCGCGGCGCCGATCGCGCTCGGCGCGCCGGTTCAGGTGAGCAGCCCCGCGCAGGCGGTGACCCTGTGCGGCGCCGGCTCGATGCTCGCCGAAATGGCCGCGGCGGTCCTGTCCAGTTGCCAGGCGTGGATCCCGGTCTGGCTGCTGGCGCTGGCCGACAATCCGGCCGGACAGGCCGCAAGCGGTTCATTCACGATCGGCGGCACGGCGGTTGCCGCCGGCACGCTGGATCTGCTGATCGCGGGGCGCGAGGTGCAGGTCGCCGTCGATGCCGGCGACACGCCATCGGTGATCGCAACCAATGCCGTGGCGGCGATTGCCGCGGCCACCGATATTCCGGCGATCGCGTCAGCCGGGACGGCGGGCGTGGTGACGCTGACCGCCCGCCATAAGGGCGAGTGCGGCAACGGCATTGATCTGCGCACCTGTTATTACGCCGGCGAGGCGCTGCCGTCCGGGGTCACGATCACCATCACGCCGATGAGTGGCGGCACCGCCAACCCGCAACTTCAGACCGTGCTCGATGGGCTGGGCGACGCCTGGTACACCGACATCGTGTCGCCCTACACCGACGCGATCAATCTCGGGGCGATCGAAGCGCTCGGCACCACCGATTACGGCCCAATGGTCATGCATGACACCATGGCCTGGACCGCGGCCGCCGGCAGTTTCAGCGCACTGTCCACGCTCGGCAACAGTCGCAACAGCCCGCATGTCAGCATCATGGGCGCGTCCGGGCTGCCTAACCCGCCCTGGGAGGTCGCGGCGACGGTCGCCGGGGTCGCGGCCTATAATCTAAGCATCGATCCGGCGCGGCCGCTGCAAACGCTGGCGCTGCCTGGCCTGCTGGCGCCGGCGCTGCCCACCATCCTGACCATGCAAGAACGCAATATGCTGCTCTATGATGGGATCTCGACCTTCCGGGTCGCGCCGGGCGGCGATGGCATCCTGATCGAGCGCTGCATCACGACCTACAAGACCAATTCGGCCGGCGCCGCGGACCCCTCCTATCTCGATGTCGAGACGCTGCGGACCATCGCTTTTCTGCGGTATGATCTGCGCACCTATATCACCCTGACCTTCCCGCGCTTCAAGCTGGCGGACGATGGCACGCCCTATGGCGCCGGCCAGGCGATCGTCACCCCCAAAACGATCCGGGCGGCCATTGTCGCGCGGTTCGTGCTCTGGGGGACCGCCGGCCTGGTCCAGGACGCCAGTGCATTCCAAAAAGCGCTGATCGTCACCCGCAACGCCGGCGATCCCAATCGGGTCGATGCGCTGATCCCGCCGACCGTGATCAATCAGCTCCGGGTGTTCGCCGGGCAGATCCAGTTCGTCCTCTAACGAAAGGGGTGATCCATGCAGGCTCTCGGGCGCGTCATTATCCGGGTCGATGGCCAGATCATCGATTCCATGCCGGGCGCCAAACTGACAATCGGCGGCGTCAAGCGCAAGCCGGTGCTTACTGGTTACAATGTCCATTACGCCGAGGAGATGGAGGCGGCGACCATCGAGTGCGAGGTGCCGCTGACGTCCGGCATGACGCTGGATGTCTTCCGCGACATGACTTCATCTGTGGTGATCTTCGAGGCCGATACCGGGCAGACCTGGGTAATCCCAGACGCCTTCAATGAAGACAATCCGCAAATGACCGCCAAGGATGGCGGCAATATCAAGCTCAAAATGACGGGTTCGCCGTCGCAGCAAGTCACGTAAGGGGGAGCTTTGTATGTCGGAGGATATTGAGACTGTAGGCGAGGATGGTGTCATCATGCATGACGACGGCACGGTCGAGGTCGTGCTTGCCCATCCGGTCACGGTGACCATGATCCCGCGCGGCGGCGAGAGCCAGACCTCGACCATCGAGAGCCTGACCTTGCGCCGGGTGACCGGCGCCGATCTGCGGCAGGTCGGCAAGCTGGAGGGGGCGGCCATGACTTTGGCCCTGGCCGCGCGCCTGTCGGGGCAGACCGACCGGGTCATCGACCGGCTGGACGGCGCGGACATCTTGCGCCTCGGCAAAGTGATCGGGGATTTTTTGTCGGCATCCCGGCCAACTGGGCCGATGTGATCGGCGACCTGGCCGCCTGTTTTC